TTGAGGTGCTGGTTGTGGTGCTGGTGCTGGTGCTGGTGCTGGTGCTGGTGCTGGTGCTGGTGCTGGTTGTGGTGCTGGTGCTGGTTGTGGTTGTACAGGCACTGGTTGTGGTTGTACGGGTGCTGGTTGTGGTTGTACAGGAGTCGGAGCTACAGGAGTGGGACTAACAACTGGAACAGGTATAACAGCTGGAACAGGTGCGCTACAGGATTGTGCTGCATATAAAACTCCATTTATTTGTTGCCTTACAATTGTGCCGTCTGAATACCATCCATTTTGAGCCACTGTAGTCAAAGCAGCATCATCATATATTGTTGTAGCGCTTGCAAAGCTATTTGTATCGAAATAAAATGTACCTACTGTTGCCATAATTATTTATTTTTTATTAAGGACATGTGTTACCTGTATTAATAACTGTTATACCAGCTCCTCGAGACACAAAAGATATTGCACATACTTGCACGGTAGCACCATAACTACTAGCTTGAGTTGAAACCACATTACCATTACAATCGTTATATGTATAGGAGTTATCATCAAGAGGATTGCCATCCCATGTTACGTTAAACAAGTAACAAGTTGTAGGAGGTGGTGCAACAGGTGTTACTGGTGTTACAGGCACTGGTTGTGGATTACACACTCCTGTAGTGTCTAAATTAGATATTGTTCCAGAATTTGTAAATCTAGCAATAGCTTGCCCTAAACCATAACCTTGATTAGGTTGTCTAAGACCCCAGTAATAATCATTACCTTGATATAAATTTGTTAAAGATGCGTCTGTGTAAAACAATGTGCTGTTTATAAATACTTCTGATAGTGAAGCAGCTGTACTGTACAATAAAACGCTTGCATCTGGACAAGAGGGTGGAGTAACCACTTCACCTATACTACTTCTTCTCCACGTGTAAACTGGTGTTACAGGAACAGGGGATACAGGGGTAGGTGAAGGTGAAAAAGTACATCCTGTACAAGCATCTGTCAAACTAACTGAAGAGTAACAAAGTTCTTGACCTGTAGATTCTCTATAATCCCAAATTAAATATAAATACTGCCCTCCAGTAGGCATTACAAAATCTGCCCTGTATTGAGTTGGATTACTATCTACAATTATTGGTATCGCATTAGTAGAGATACTTAATAAATTAGTTATATCACTAGATGTATTTCCGTAAAAAGTATTTGTCCTTATATATTTCAGTTTATTACTTGCTGTATTAAAAACAAAAGTGTCAAAGTTTTGTTTTCTACTTATAATAGAAACACTTGCACCGTCTCCAGGTATCACTCCAGCTCCTTGTTGACCAGCTACTTGTGTGAATTGAGATACTATAGGGTTTACATTACTTGAAGAAAATTCTACTTGATTAGAATGTAAAGGAGAAGTAAATGTACCATCATCCCATCTATATTCATTTGTAATAAATTTACCAGCATCTGCGTTACTAGTAACCGCTACATTAAATATAGTAATATTTGCAGGTTGAGGACAACTTACCATCACATCTATAGTTTGAGCAGATGTGCTATCTTGTGTAACAGATATATTAACTTGTGTATCTAAAACAGAATTTTTATTAAATGTAAATGAACCGCTATTGTACACAGTTCCTGAAGTAAATTGTACACCACCATAAGTTGCTGTTATAACATATCCTGTACCTGATGAAGCACTTTCACTTACTATGTCTTCTGAATTTAATTCAGTAACTACATTGCTACTGCCCTCTGTTATAACATTGTCTGTAGCCTGAAAAGGTATAGTATATGTTACAGTGACTATCCCTAAAAACTCTCCAAGCTCTACATTATAAGTTACAGGACTTGCAGGATTAACAGTTAAACTTTTTGTTATATCACATTCGATAGGAGTGGTATCGACTAAAGGTAATTGAATGTTTGAGTGTAATACATATTCATTCATATAAGGGTCAAATCCACCTAATTTTTGGGTTTCAAACGTTTTAATAAACAAATCTCTAAACCAACTTCTCATGCCTGCTTCTGAGATTAGTTTTAATCTTTCATCTTGTGCAGCCATACCAACTAAATTAATTACAGCACCTCGTTTAGCATCTGTAAAATATTTATTTGAACCCCATACCACAAAACTTTCTGGATTATTACTTATACCATATTCTTCTATACGTGCTATTTGCGTACCTAACACTTCAGGTACACTAGCAACCGCACCTCCACCCGTTGCATCTGTAAGTAAGTTTTTACCTGCAAAAACGTAAGATATTTTATCTTCTTGTAAAACAAGTATATCTGTTTTTCTGCCATGTAATATTTGCACAGGCCCAAACTCATCCTCTAATGGTTTAAAGTTTGATAAACCTAAATTAAACTCGTTAAGTTTATTTACGTTACTTTCATCATTATACACCCCACTATATGTTAAATCAGCAAATCGGTGTATTTCTCTAAAATCAAAATTGTTTGTGGAGGTAACTCTTTCTCCTATATCAACGCTTTTGCCATTTATACTGTCTAATATTTTATAGCTTTCTACACCATTACCAAAAGAATAGCAATCAAAAAACTCTGTGTTTATAATTGCTGGCTGTGTACTTGATTGATTTTGTACATTACCAAAATGATGACCGTCAGAATTTATTTCAAAAGATAAGTGATTTTCATACCATATATCTGGAGATGCGTCTTTAGGTTGAGTTTCAAAAACAATTAAAGAGTCATTACGATTTATTTCTATATCTACTGTAACCGAACTTCTTCTTTTACTACGTGAAGCCACCCCAGCACACCTCTGAGTTCCTGTAACTAAAAAGTATAATTGATTGTTAGTTGTATCCCTGTAAAACCTATAATAATTCGTTGATGTGGCTGTAAGTATATCTACACTAGGAGAATCTAAATCAGGTTGTCCTGCGAATGACCTAAAAGGTTGAGTTGTATTTGTTATACCAGTTGCGCTACCACCTACCTCTGTAATTGCATTTTGTGCTATAACATCGCCTATATTGTCATTATAAAACCAATCACTCATGTTGTCATAGCTTTTATTAGCAAAAAGCTCTAAATCAACTCTGTTTATTCTTCTTTCGCAAGTGCCGTTACCTTTTCCAGGGCCTAGTCTTTGTTGCTCTATTTTCATTATAATTCTAGAACCAGCTGGAACTGAGTAGTCTAAATACTGACCTGGGTTTGCTGGGTCTTCTAAATTCATAGGGTAGGCTAAAATAGGATAGTTGTAACCCTGATTTCGTGTTGCTGTTTTACTACCATGATTTATAATAGCATTGTCATCTGTTTGTGTTGAAAAATTACTAGGGTTTATTTTCATATAAGCACCCGCAGGTACATTTATATCTTGCCCGTTTGTATCTTTTACTGTTATAAAATTTTCTGCTTGCGTTTTTTTCTCCAATACCGTAGCTTCTACACATTTTAAAACAGGCCCATTAGCATCAGATTTAACAAAAAACCTATCACCGCTTTCTACTTTAGCAGCGTTTTCTCCTTCTAATAAAAAATATGTTGCATTACTACCTGGGTCTTTAAAATATATATTACTGTATATTGTTTCATAAGTGTCTTGAGCTGGTTTTAAAACAAATTTATAAGATGTAGCCCAAGATGGTGCAACTTGCTGTGGTGGTATAGTAACTTTAATTTGGTTCTTATCTACACTGTTTTCACATGGTATTTGAACCGTGTTGCTTGGACTAACTAAAGCAGTTGAGCTTCTTAAAAATTCGTCCATATATACAATACCTACCTCATAACCCCTGTTGCTATGTAAACTCTCTGCATTTCCAATTTTTTTGTATGTGGCTTCAGAAAAAGATATAGTGTAAAATTCTGTTGCGGTATTGGCTGTATCTACATATTGCATTGCAATAATCTGCAAACCTATAGTGTCTGAATTAGGTGTTGTTACCACGTTAACAGATTGACCTGTTCCTGTAATACCACTTGCTGTTTTAGTATAAGTTCCTAGTGTTTGAGGTAATTGACAATTAATTTCATCAGTAAGAGTCTGACCATCACAAGCTGTAGCTACAGGTTGAATATTTGTGTTTGTTCCTATTTTTTCTAAAAAATCAGTGCTTGTGCCTAACTCATAAACATTATTAAAGTTTTGAGGTAAAACATAATCAAAATTTATATCTATTTCACTTGTTGTAGCCGCAGGAGTATTACCAGTAAATTGATAGTGCACTATTCTAAAATCTAAACTAAGAGATGCACCAGCTATTAATTCTACTGCTGCGCCTGAACTAGTAGAGAAATCTATGTAAACAATAGCACCTGGTATTTGAATAGATTGTGTTCCAATAGAATAATTTCCAGGGCCTGTTGATGTAACTATCTCTGTGCTTTCTATTTCTAAACTTTCTAATGTTGCTTGAAACTCTAATTTTAATTTTTGATTTAATTTGTCTTTTAAATCATAGCCCTCAAAATAATTTCCATAAACCAACCTATTGCCCATTATAGTTTGAGCCTTGGCTTTTAATGGCACATTGTCAAACAAACGTAATGTTTCAGACTCAGCAAGTAAAGTGAATATTTTTTGGTCATCAAATGTATATGTGTAGTTAGTATTATTTTGATATCCTAAATCATGTTTATCTAGTTCTTCTATAACTTTAATTTGTGAGTCATTAGATTCTTTAAATAAAAGTTCAACTTTTTTAACCAAAGAATCTCCACTATTGAATGTTATAATAGCTGCATTTAAAGTGTTCTGCATTCCATCATTCAAGTAACTATTATAACTAAATCTAAAGTTATCTGGTGTAAAAGCTGGTTTGCTAAATTGCGAAGTGGCAGAATACTCTCCGTTTTCATATTTATATCTATATGCAAAAGATACAATTCTTTCTTGTAAAAAATCATCAGTTTGACCTACAACAGTAAGAGTAGAAATAGTAGGTGCAGAACTCGGTGGAGCTTTAATTACTAAAAGTTCTCTCGAAGAAATACCATCTAAATAATTAATGTTTGGGTCACTGTAAGATTTGTTTATATCTATAAAACGTGGTGGATTTAGGTTGTCTGTAAAAAATATCAAATTATCTATTAAGTCTACACCTGTAATTAAATAATATGGACTAAAATTTAAAGTAGTATTTAAATCACCACCGTCATTTATACTTATAACATGATAATTAGTTGTAGCTTTTATAGTGTTGTAAGAAACAATTAAATCTAGCTTACTTGTAGCGCCTAATGTAAAAGATGGGTCATGAATAAACCAATATATAGTTTCATTAGCGCCATCTTCTATAGCTCCTATACACCTAGCATTATTACTTAAACTAGCTCCATTATATTGAATAGTAGTAAGAAGCGTGTTTCCTTTAGAGTTTTCAACAGAACCTATCTCCGTGTCTTCTGTAGAACCCAGTCTAACATTAAGAGCATCTACATATTCGCCATTTGGCAAAAGCCTTTCATCAAGGGCTTTATTCATACGGCCACGAATAAAATTTCTTTGAATGTTTGCCATTTTATTTAATCCACTTATTCTCTCCTCGTATATTCATAATTAATCTACTAGGGTGAATATTGCTCATTCTTATTTTTGCATTTCTTAACAATGCGCTTTTTGTTTTTTTTGCTCTAGTAACAATATATTCTTGTACATTAAACTTATTGCTTAAAATAGCATAGTTTATGTAAGCATATATGTAATCTTCAAACAATTTATTTACTTGTATTTGAGAGTCATCTCCACCTTCCATACCGTCTGAAATATATTCTAATATACAATTTTCGTTCACCATTGTGGAATCAAAATTAATAACACCTGCTTTTTTATCTATTCTAAATGTAGGATTTATGTTGGCAGTTTCTGTATTTAATCCATACCTAGCTCCGATTTGGTAATCAGCATAAAAATTAGCTCTGGTATCTAAAGGAACATCATCATTATCGTTATCTTTATTTAAATATATACTTTTTTGTTGCCCATTTTTTCTCTGTGTATCTAAAGTTGACTCATCTACAGTAGCATCATTATCAGTAAAATTAGGTATACCAGTGTTTGGAAAATTAGAATTGGGTTGTGAATAAGATAAAGCAGAGTTAACTTGTATATTTTCAACCATAGGCCTGATAAAACCATCTTTATATAAAGATAATTTTACCCAATTAACATAGTCTGACGGTAAGATAAATATCAAGTCATCATACACTGTCAACTCTAAAGCTTTTATTTCTTTAAAAGCATCGTAATTTAATTCTTGTATACCTCTTTTAGCATGAAACAATATTTTATATCTTTCTTCATTATTTACTAAAGAGTGATTTCCTGAATACATTAATAAATAATTATTTATAATATCTTCTAAACTAACATATTGATACGAACCCCAATTTTTATTTGTTGGTGTTACGTTATCATTTGTGTAATATTTTTTTTGATTTATATAACTCATATTATTTGTCTTCAGATTGTTCTTGTTTTTCTATAACTTGCCCAAATTGTACAGCTTGTATTTCTCTTATAGACGCACCTGCGTACTGAAGTATCCTTGACACTAAATTATTAACATCATCTTCTGGTAACTCAAAATCTTGATAATCTGGTTGTGATTGGTCAAATATAGGCTCTCCTCCAGTAAGTGAAACATATGTCCATTTTGGGTCTTTTGGGTATCTCACATACTGACAAACAACTCTACCTGTGTCTTGTATAGTGTCTGGATACAATGCTATTAAATTTCCTTCTAAAGTATAAGCTGGAAACGTTACATTTGGAGTTGTAAGTAATGATTTATTTAACATTGTAATTTTGGTATGAGATACCTGCTCTGCTTCATTTGTTAAATCATTTTTTTTATAGATAGAATATTGTAAACTGGTTGTTGTTAATTGCGATGAGTTTAATGTAAGTTGTGTTTCACTATCCACACTTAAAACTACAAAATTCGATACAACATTATTACTTATTATAATTGAAACAACATCTCCTTCAGCTACACCTTTTGTAATAAAAGTTTGGCTAGAATCAATAAGAGCTGTATTACCACCCCCAGTTGCAGATGTTATACCTGATGTTACAGTTTTTTTGTAAATCAAAATTTTATTTAAAAGATAATAATCTGAACCTGTTGTTGAAGAAGTGGGTACAATATAATTATTTAAACTGCTTCGTGATAAACTTGCTGTAACAGAAAAAAAATCTATAACCTCTTCTATGTTTTTTAGTATATCAGCATAACCTTCACCAGAAACTCTTGCGTTTTCTTTATTAACTTGACTATTGTAAGTTAAAAAATATTCATCAAAAATATCAAGTTGAGCCTGCTTTGCAAATAGATTAAAATCCGCAGGGGATATATAGCCATAATTATTTTTGTTTAGTATAGCTAAAACAGTATTTCTAACAGCATTAATCATCTATAAGTTTTTTACAAAGATACGTAAAAAAAAAGAGGTCATTAATTTTGACCTCTTATTGAATAATGTTTTTTAAATATCCGATTCTAAAACTTTTTCTAGTAGTTTTAATGATTCTATACCATCATCACTTTGCAAATAAGATGAGACTATAAATATTGCATCTTCTCCGTATGGAACAGTCAACATTTTAGTTTTATTGGTTTTCAAATTAAACCACACTTCCTTATTGTTTTTTCTGAATGATAGGAGTCCTTTATCAAAAAATAACTTTACTTGTGATTGAAGTTTTAACATAGGGTCATTAATCATCTTCATAAATTCAACTGGGTTGTTTCTAACAAAAACTAAAATATCTCTTCTTAATTCAGCAGTTGAAACTCTTGATGTATCAGCCCCTAGTAAAACACGTGCAATGTTTTCGACTTGCGTCACGTCTAGCTTTCTAGCTTCTATTAAAGCATCAACCTCACTGTTGAAATTTTCAACTTCTTTAGCTGCATCTTTTTCCTCGTTTACTTCAACGAATTTTCTGCCGTTTAGTGGGTGATAATATAAAAACTCTTGTAATATAGGATTATCTTTAGGAACTCTTAAAAACCCGTCTTCAAAAACAATAGGCTCCATGATTACATTTTCATCTTGCTCATCTTCAAAAATTGATTTTTGATTTCTTGAATATCGCATACTTCTATTAACACCTTTTTCTTCATCAAAATGAAGTAAAGGCATTCTTCGACTATGTCTTGTGGGCAGCAAATAAGATAATGGTGCTGCGTCTCTGGTAAGCTTGTAGATTTTATCTACAAATACTTTTTTATTTTTTTTCATTAGATTAAATTTTATTAAAGTTAAAAAAGGGAGGTTTTTACACCTCCCTTATTAAATATTACTACTCTTGGAATAAAAAGAAGTTGTTAGCACCCATGGTACAAACAGCTCTTTCAGACAAAAAGTTGACCTCCATTGCATCTAAATCAGAAGTTGCAGCACCGCCAGCAGAACCTGTAATCCAAGTTTTGTAACGTCTGTCTTCAGTTTCAGAAGCTCTGTATCTTACATGTAAGAATGGTCTCTTAGCATTTTTACCCAAAATTTGGTCATACACAGTAGTTGAGCCAGCTGGCACAAGAAGACCATTTATTCTTCCTGAGTTTGCACCAGTTGGTAAACCTCCACGCATAGATGGGTCATTTAAATATTTCCAGTCAGACTTATAAAAATCATAACCTCTTCTAAACCCAGTAAAACCTAAATTTAATGCCATATCCTTATCGTTATCAAATAGTCCATAAGATGTACCACCAGCTCCGTAAGAGTTTTGTGCAGCTAACATATCATCTATATCAAAACTAAAGTCTCTATCAACGAAAATTACATTCTCTTCAATACTACCTTGTTTATCAAGTCTTGATATCACAGCATCAAAATCTGCTAACGCAGTTGGGTTTCCACCACCCCAGACATTTCCTCTATTTTCTACAACATAGAATATACCTTCAGAACCTTTGTTTCCAACGTCTCCAGTAACAGCTATTGCACCAGAATTTGCTTCTGCTGGTACAGCTTCTATCATTGCAGTTTCAAGATAATCATCAAATCTAAGTCTTGTTTCATGCTCAGACTTCAAATACCATAGGTATCCTGTTGCACCATTTTCAGTTGTAACTTCTATCCAACCTATTTGTGCCATATCAGAACCACTAACAGCATATTTATCTTTTATAATGATTGGTGAATTAGAAAAGATATTGTCATCAGCTTCAAGAGAACCTGACATTCCGTTTGCACCTTTTTTAAATTCAGAACCATAAATAAATACTGTTCTAGTTAATCCTGTTCCACCAACTTGTCCACCTGCTTCGTAGTATGCAACGTCAAATGTTCCATTTGCTGTGTCAACACTAGTAACTATTCCTTTGTTAGCACCAGAACCAGCATTATCAGTTATCATTACAGTTTGTCCGACTCTGATAGCTATACTTCCTGAACCTGGCACTAAAGTGTCATTTACAGTAATAGTAGCAGTGTCAGCAGCTGCATTAGCACCTGATGCACAGTTAGTGTATTTTACATGTAGTCTTCCTTGCTCTGCCCATTTTATAAGGTCAGAGTTAGATGGCATTTCTGCCCCTACCATTCTTAAAAAACCAGCAATAGTTCTATTGCCGTATCTTTCGAACTCTTTTTCAAAAGTATCTGGAAGATACTGATTTAAAAAGTCGAAATTTGTTATATAGTTTGAAACCAACGGAACTTGTTCCGCACTTGGTTGTAAAGCAAACCCTGGGGTTGCTTGAACTGCTCCAGCCATAATTTATAATTTTTATTTTTTGTTAATACTTTTAATTTTTAGGCCTCTCCCCTGTGAAGAAGAAAGTGACCTGACTTGCAATCCTCCTTTATTAGTTACTTCAGGTGCTTTGCGTTCTGTCATATTTATATTTTTAGTCTTACGCATTACATCTTCCGTAGCTTCAGATTTACCTTGTTCATAAAAAAACTTGGCAAATTTGTCAGGATTCATTGCTATTGATAAAGCCTTGTGATAATCTTTTGCATTTTTTAAAAACCCTTTATCATCTAAAAACTTGTTCATAAAGTTCATAGGTGTTGATTGGTTTTTTTTAATTACATCAGCTTCCCCTGGAGAATAAGTGATTTTTTTATCGTCAAGCACGAAATCAAAACCTTTGAAATCATTATCAAATATCTCGTTAGTTTTTTTTACAAACCAACCACTTTTCAGCTCATCCTCTTTTTGTTGGGTTTTCACAGACTCTAAGTATTGCCTATACTCTATTAACTCTTCATTTGCAGCAGGATTATCAACTGAACTTGACTCAAGTGGTTGTTTGTATTTTTCCTTTTGCTCATTAAAGTATTTTTTTGCTTTGGCAATAGTTCGTTTCTTTGATAGTTTTATTTTTCTAATAGCTGCTTCATCATCAATTTCAGAATCATAAGTATAATCCTCCATAAGAGAATTGATATCTTCATCATCCAAACCTTCACCTTCTGTAGCTTTTAGATAATTTCTAAGCAAAGAATTATCAGGCATGTCATCAAAATTTTGTTGTAAATGAACATAATCTTGAATACCTCTGCCTGTTTCTTGTTTGTATTTCAAGTAAGCGGCAACATCTTCAGGAAGAGGGTCTGCCTCTTTTCTTTCAGCTGTTAATTCATCAAGTGAATTTATTTGCTTACCATACCTTTTTTCAATAAATGAAAGAACATTTTTTTCATCTAACTCCTTTTCAGATTCTTCTGAAGGAGCTTGATTCTTTATTTCATTTTCAGTTGTATCTTCAACTGTATTTTTTTTCTCCTCAAAATCTATTTGTTGTTGTGGAGATTCTGTTTCTTGCTTTGGAGTTTCCTCTACATTCTTTGCATCGGTTTCCTTTTGCTCATGTTTGTCTAACAACTCTTGTTCGACTTCTTGTGTTGATTTTTCACCTGGGGATTCAACTTCCCTTACTTTTAATTCCATTAGATTAAATTTTTACAAAGTTAAATAAAAAAACAATGCTCTTTTTAAGCATTATCGAGGTTCAAATTCCGCTAAATCAAATCCATCTAAAGTGTCTTCATTGGATTCAAAATTTTGAGGTGGTAAATTATTTTTACGTTGATTTATAAGTTGTGATTGTTGAGTGTTTTGTTGACTGATACGTTTTTTCTTTGCTTCTTCTCTAGAATCTTCTCTATTAGACAATGCTTGTTCACTTATGTTTCTTAATTGTAAATTGTAATTAAATTCTTGCTCCATCAATTGAGCTTTAAGTTGAGCTTCGGCTTGTTGTTTTTCTATTTCAAAAGCTATTTCTGCTTGTTTTACTTGTATTTTGCCTTGTGTTTCAGCCTGCATTTTTTGCATTGCAACTTGAGCAGCCATCTCTTGAGATTGGATTTGGTTTTGGCTAATCATTGCTTGTTTTTGTAATTCTTGCTGCTGGTCTTGCTCTTGTTTAGATTTGCGTTTTACCTTTAATAATTGGTTTGCAAGTTTTATATTTTTGATTTCACGTATATCTATAGCATCTTCCAAATTTATATCTTGCTTCGATAATGCCATTTGAATATTTTGCTCCAACATAGCTTTTTGCTCTTCATCTGGAGCTAACTCTATAAAGACACCAAAATCATATATATAAAGTTCAGATATTTCACCTAATATACTAACATTAAATTTCCCAATTTTATTAATAAAATCTTCTTTAAAATCTGAATATTCTAAGATGTCCGCAACTCTGTATGTTATTGCTTCTGAAAGCCCTCTGTATATATACAGACTTCCATCTAAAATATGTCTTGTTGCTGTATTAGAATTTAGAGCTGCTAATTTTTGAACTCCAACCAAAGACTCAGGAGAAGGTGTGCTTCCATCACGAGCTTCATTCAAACCTGTAACTGCACGTATCATATCTAAATAATGGTTGTAATTAGCAATAAGCATTTGTGTTTTTGATGCTCCTGAATTAGAAGTTAGTTGCTGGATAGGAACTCTACCTTGGTTAAAATCTCCTTCTTGAGTATAACTTCTACCCACCACACTACCAGTTTGAAAATATAGTCTTAAAGCATCTTCTGGATTATATGCCGAACCTGTTCCTAAATCTACCTCATTAAGTCCATCAGCATCAATATATACCCCATCAGGAACAGTTCGGGCTATAACTTGTTGTAGTTTTAAATGTGTTATTTGTATCAAGTCAGCAAAAGGTATCATTCTTCTAACTAAAGATTCTATAACTCCTTTATACATTCTTGGTGCTACCGCTATGTAATTAGGTAATGCATGCTGAGAAGATGATTGAGGTCTTACCATATTTTTAGCAAGCTCCCATTTTAATATGATATTTGTACCCATAACCATAATACCCTCATACCAAACATCAATTGTTTTTTCTAATTTTTCAAACTTACCTTCTTCCATCATTTCTTTTGGTGGATTAAAAGTATCATCTTTTTCAATAACTCTTGAACCACCACCATCTAGCTTTCTTTTTTTATAAACCATTTTTTTAGTGGTTTTATAATTAAAGTACATTAAGGTGCAAGTGTCTCTGTAAAATATATCATTTTCGTAAAACTGTGCAACATTATAATAATTATACCAGCTTTGGCTATATTTAGTTATTTCTTCTAAATCTGCATTGGTAAGTTTTGGGTCTATTTTTAAAAGTTCAACTACAGGTAAAGTTTTGATTTCACCCCAATAAAAACAATCTTTGAAATGTGGGTCTTCGGTATAGCTATAAACCACATTTGCTGGGTCAACATAAGATATTTTAACACCAGCGCCAGGTAAAAACTCATGTTTTGCAACCGACATACCTAGAACTGTACTATCATAGTCTATTTGTTTTCTGATATCATCGTAATGATTTTCTTCAAAAACAGTATTGATTGCTTGCTCTTCTGCAATTTCAATAGCTGGTTTGTAGTTTAAATTCATGTATAAATTTAATTCTTCATCGTTTTCTGGTAAATCATCAGGATTCATAGTAAAAGGATTGAAACCTGTTGTGTCTTGTACTACCGACAAAACATCTTTAGCGGCCATTTGACCTTCTACCATATCTTGATATTTACTTCTTTTTGATTGAGACAATGCATCTTGAGCAAAAGCTTTTACTTTAAACTCTCTATCTTGCATCCCGTTTACAACGATATCTACAAATTTTGGTAATATAGGAACTGGTGTCCAATCTAAATTTAAATAAGATAAATCACCATCTACAGCTAACTCATTTTTATACTTAGCAATAGACTGTTCTCCTCTAGCATATAATCTTAAACGGTGAAAATCTCTCCATTGATTATAATACCTACAATTATTTCCATCTTTTTTAAACCATTCGTACTGAATAGCCTGCCCTATTTGAAGTCCAAACTCATCTGTAGCTTTTTCTGCATCAGAAACAAATTGACTAGGGAAGCCAACAGATGATATATCTATAGTAACATCCTTCATTTATGTTAACAATTCACTTACTGTTCCTTTATTAGTATACCTTGCAAAGTTAAGCTTTATTTTTGATTCTTTTTTTTGCGGTAAATACATATGTTTTTGATTTGCCATAATAGCCAAACCTGAACTTATGGTGGCATCATATTGAGTTCTATTACTTATATCAAATTTAGCCCAATCTTCTAATGTCCTGGTAAACAACATAGAACCCATTGTATCACTTTCTCTAAACTGACCTTCAAAATCTAAACCTACGTTTTTCTCTATATAAGATTCTATTGCTGCCGCATGAGACTGTTTGACATCTTCCGAAGAGTTTGGTATACCACCTAGCTCCTTTTCACTTTTAGATAATTTATTAAGATGTTTATCGGGTCTGTTCATACAAAAACCCCTATAACCTCTATTTTTAAAATGATACAACAGTCTAGGTTTGTTGTTTTCTATAAGAATAGGCATGCTGTAAAAAACACAAGCCATCAAAACCTCTTCAAAAAATATCTCTGCTGTTTGAGGTCTAGCTATGTATTCTAGAAAAAACTCATTACTGGGCGCATCCTCCATGCTAAATTTTGTTAAACCATGTAAAGCACCATTTGAACCTCTTCCTCCAACAGTTCCAGATATATCATATGAATCACACCCAAACGCACCAATATGTTCGTTCATTGGAAATTTACCATTTCTTCTATCAAGAACTTTATTTTGAAGTGATTTTGGAGGAATCCAGCTCACTTGAAACCTACCACTTTTATCAGGTCTAAATATAACCTTACTGTCTTTTATACCATTGTCCCAGTAAAAACTACCTCTAGTTATATGATGTTGCATTATCAAAGAATCATTGTAGTCTATTTGTTGATATATTTTTGTTAAATTAAACAAAGAACCTTTACTCTCATCTCTGAACGCATGAGACTCAGAACGTGGAAACTGTCTGTAATATTCATTCAAAGCATCAGCGTCAGATTTTAATGATTCTACTTCAGCTTTCCAATAATCGACAGCCCCGTTGTATATCCATTCATTATCAACTCCTTTAACTTTGTCATGAGGTTTATTTAAAACTGGTTGACCGTATATGTCAATAAAACCTTCCATGTTCCATTCCATAGGTATAAATAAACTATATAAACCACTTTTTGTTTGACCATTAGCATTTCTAGACTTTACATTAGAATCTTCATATAGTTTTTTAAAGTTATTGCCACCTTTATCTAAAGCATTTGAAGTTGAACCCATCAAACACTTGCCAATTATTTTACTACCTAATCTCAAACAGGTTTTAGTGACTCTCCAGTTGTTTAAAATGTTATTTGGTTTTATCCATTTTCCACTTTCGTCATGCACTAATAGTAAAAGTTTTTCCCCATCATAAGAGTTATCATCTGTGTTTTTCCAATCTATCGTAGTATCTAACCCTGTTAGTTCATCATCAAATATTTCGTGCATATTTTTTTTGGTAATTTTTGAAGCGGGAACTCTAAAAGCTAGCTCTGTTTTTGGTTTGTCCATACCATCTTGTATTGGTTTAAAAAAGAATGGAAGTCGGTTTGCTATTGGAACAACTTTGTCTGTAAACATTTTTTTTGAATCAGCTCCTGTTTTAGATAGTATCCCAACTCTAGAATCTTTAGCTAATGTTCCTGTGTTAACACACTCTGATGAACCCATAAAAGAAAAACCAGACCTTCTTATTTTTAAATATATCATTCCAAAACTTCTGGTATCAGCTTTACATGCTTCCCAAAATATGTAAAATAACCTATTTGCTTCACGATAATCTGGGTATCCCACATCTATAGTAGACCATTGTAAATACATGTAATGAGCTCCTGTAATATATGTGGGTCTCCCATTATTCATAAACCAGTAGCCTAATTCTCTATTATCGAATTCTTCTTCTATATACCCCACCCATTTTTGCTTGAACAATGAAGGCATTTCGTTCCATTGAAATATAGACTGAATTTTGCCTAAATCTTTAGGTAAATCTTTTCTTTGCCAATATTGTTCTTTTTTGTTTACACTGCGTGCATAGCATTTTTTTGGTGTGGGTGGTAGAGCTATGATTAAATTAGATATAGAAATTATATTACCTATCTGCCCTGTTTTTGATATATTGATAAATTCATATTTGCTGTTATATCCATACTCCCAAGTTTTAGCTTTGTTTTTTCTAGTTAAAACTGAGGATGGTATATAACCTGAAAGTTTTCTATAAATACTATTTTGACCTTCGTTCTGCAAATCCTTGTTTTGTTTCTATGTTATTATCTAAAACGCTGTTTATATTTTCCTCCTCAACATCTATTTTATTTAGTATATCGAATGCATCAAATATTGCCAGCTTTTTTGTAGCCGCTGCATTTTTTAATCTGTCAGCAGCTAGTTCATCTTCGGGGTCTGGTTTTATAATATCTTCACGTGCTACCTTAATAAGCTGTTCAACAGCTTTTCTTCCAGCTTCAATTATTTTTTTCTTTAAATCTTCTGATTTCATAGTTTCACAGTTATATGATTATCAAACATTCTATATAATTTTTCACCATCTACAGTAAACTCATATTCAGACTCAGGTTTGAAACATATCTTATCTCCTTGTTTTAATCCTTTTCCTTTTAGATATTTATTTAAATATTTTAATTCACCCATCAAAGGTTCTTCAGCAAAAGGTTTAAATATATAAGATTCTGTAGCTTTTATTGGTTTTACAAAACAATACTTGTCATGAGCAAACCATTTATTTTTTCTTTTGTATAAAAAAAACTGGTCATTGTCAACAAAAAAGAGGTCATCCATAAAATAACTTCTTCCGCTTTTTTGATTTCCTTTCATGTCATTATAAAATTTAAAAACATTATGATGAACCAATAAGATATCTCCCGCAACAATGTCTCCTTTATAATTTAACGGTGTTGATACAACTACTGCCTCTCTGTTAGAAGCTAAGTGATTTTCTTCAGATGTGTTGGTTATTAAATCTACATTTTCTACCTCTTTACTGTTTGTATACCTTTTACCATGTAAAGGTTTGACGATAAAATAAAAAGGTGACCTCATTAAAAGTTTATATTATATTCTAATGACACTGGCATTGTGTGATTGTATTCTTTCCATAAAAATATTTCATTACCCTTTTTTATCCAAATCTGTAGAGTATCTGATTCTTTATTATGTTTTATCAAATGTATTGTATGTGAGCCGCCTAGTATTTCTTGTCCTACAAAATAATGAATAGCTCCTGATTTATAATCAGGGCCAATAGAAAGTTTTCTTATATCCATTATGTTAAATTAAATTATAACAAAGATAGGAATAATTTAACGGCCTTGTCGGCGATACTTTTTCTTGTACAGTTTTGAAGATTTCAAACGAGATGTTTTGCTTTTCGCATGAACACCTGGTCTCTTTTTTTTGTTTTTACCACGATAAACAAAAGCTACACTTTTAGCCATTTTTGTTCATCATTTGTGTTTTATGTTTTGAGCCCATGGAGCTTCCAAAGTAATA